GCTGATTATCGGGTTATCGCTCAGGTCAATAGCTTTGAGCTGAACACGCAGCGAGAAACGATTGATGCGACAGCGTTGTCTGATGAATTTCGCAGTCAGGTTAGTTCGCTGTTGTCTGGCTCAGGTCGGATGTCGTGTTTCTGGGAATATACCGGAGAGACAGCAGATGATTTGCCGCAGTATCTGTTGCAACTGGTTTTGCGCACTAAAGTTGGCGGTCAATTTCGAGCAAAGTTTTATTTAAAAACAAGCGGTCACAACCCTAGCGGAATTGCCGCAAATGCAAATGATGAAATTTGGTATGAATTTGACGGCGTATTAACATCTTGCGCCTCTCAGTTCAGCCCATCAACAGCAGTTCAATTTACTGCTGATTTTGTAACAACGGGCGAAATAGCACTTAAGGTCAGCCTGACGCCAACCGACAAGCTCTTGCAAGAGAATAGCGATGACATACTCTTGGATCAAGATGGCACAGCTAAGCTGTTGCTAGAAAGTTCCGACGTTTAAGCCGAGGAGGCTGATCAGCAATGGCCGATCTTAAAATCAGCGAACTCAGCGCTCTGGCTGGCGCAAATTTAGTCGCAGCCGATGAGCTGGCCATTGTTGATGATTCTGCAAGCGAAACCAAGAAAATCACGGTTTCAGACCTGATTGCTAATGGCGTCACTGTCATTAGTGATAGCACGATTCCTGGCGCCAAGATCTTGTTTGGTGCAGGGGATGTCTCTTCTGCCGCGATTGCTGATTCTGCGGTTGCAACGGCCAAGATTGCTGATGATGCAGTCACAGCAGCAAAGCTTGCTGATGAATCAACCGTTGATCTGGTTACAACGCTGCCTGCGTCTGGAGCGTTTACAGGTCAGCTGGCGCTGGATACTGATGATAATAATTTGTATTTGTGGGATGGGTCCGCTTGGCAGAACATTGTTGCGCCTGGTTCGGTCAATACCGTTAGCGGCAGCACCACTGGTGAGATCAACATTGTTGCGACAACAAGTGGTTCAACAGTTACGATTTCTGCAACGATTGATGACACGACATCTGCTGCTCAGTTTTTAGCAGGACCAACGGGATCGGGTGGAACGGTTGGTTATCGCACGATTGTTGGCACTGATCTGCCTGTTGCGACAACCTCCGACAAAGGTGGTGTGGTCGTTAATGGCAATGGTCTCGTCATGGATGGCGACACCCTTGAAATTGACAATACCGTCACGTCTAGCGCAACACATCATGTCGTTACTTATGACGCGAATGGTCTGATCACTGGCGGTCGCGTCATTGCATCTGCAGATCTTCCGATTGCAACAAATGCAGCAGTTGGCGGCGTTATCGCTGGAACTGGTCTGACTGTTGATGTCACCGGCAACCTGAGCATTGACAATAGCGTTACGCCTGGCACTTATACGAAGGTCACAGTTACTAGCGAAGGCGTTGTTTCTGCTGGCGATACGCTTGCAGCTGCTGATATTCCTGACCATTCTGCCGCAAAGCTAACTTCTGGAACGATCGGCACCAGTTTGATTGCTAACGATGCAATCACATCAGACAAGATGGCGGATCAATCCACCACAAAGTTTGGCGGTGCAGCAGGCAGCGATAATGTAACCATTTTCCCAACGGGCGACTTTAAGGGTCAATTCTTCTACGACGAAACGACCCAAGATCTTTATATCTATACCGGATCATCATTTGTTCCGATCACGGTTCTGTCTGGCAACTTGGTGAATGCTGGTGCATATAACGCCAGCACGAACCAAATGAGTAGCGTTACGTCTGCTGGTTCATCGGCTGGCTTTTCCGTTGGGGCGGCACTTCCGGCACCTGCGCAAACCAACCTTAATCATTATGTGGTTGTTGACACCAGTGGCACGGGTTCTGGCGCTGCGCCTGCAGTTGCTTTGGCACCGCCTGACATGTTGCTGTCGCAAGGTGTCGGCACTGAGTATTCACTGATTGACGTCTCGAACGCTATTGCGGGTCAGACAGCATCAAACATCTCGTTGATTGCAACGGGCAACATTGTTGCTACTGACGTTCAGGCCGGCATTCAAGAGCTTGACTCTGAAAAGCTGCAAAAAGCTGGCGACACGATGACTGGTGCGTTGGGAATTGGCACAGCATCCAGCATTGTGTTTGAGGGTTCAACTGCTGACGATTATGAAACCACGCTGACTGTTACTGATCCAACAGCTGACCATACGATTACTTTCCCTGACGTTACCGGCAATGTTGTCACGACTGGTGACACCGGAACAGTGACTAGCACGATGATCACTGACGGCACGATCGTCAATGCTGATATTAACGCTAGTGCTGAGATTGCCGTTAGCAAGCTGGCTGATGGTGCTGCACGTCAATTGTTGCAGACAGATGCCGCTGGCACTGGTGTTGAGTGGGCCAGCAATATCGATATTCCTGGAACGTTAGATGTTACGAGTGCAGCGACGTTTGATTCAACGGTAACGGCAACTGGACTGATTACAGCAAATGGGAAAGTTAGCTTCCCCGCTGGGACGGCTGCTGCGCCTGGATTGTATTCAGGGACTGATATTGATACCGGTATTTACGCTCCAGGTGCAAATGAATTTGGTGTTGCAACTGCTGGCACTGCAGCGCTGACGATTGATTCATCGCAGCGGGTGGGCATTGGCACTACGAGTGCGTCCACACGTCTAGAAGTTGTTAGCAACACCACGCCACAATTCAAAGTTGGCATGGCAAATGATGCTGACCGTGCAAGTTTGATGCACAACGGCAGCGATCTTTATCTGGACACAACAGCTGGCGGCCTTGTTTTTCGTGGAGCTTCAAATACCGAGCGGATGCGCATCGACAGCTCGGGACGATTGTCATTAGGGAATACTGCTAATGCCAGCATGAACTCAGCCATGGACAATTTTGTTCTGGGTTCAGGCTCTGGCAATGAAGGTATGATTATTTACAGCGGAAGCTCTAGTTCAGGTTTTATTGGATTTAACGACGCTGCCGCAACATCAACACAAGGCGTAATTGAATATAACCATAGTGGAAATCATATGGGTTTCCGCACTGCAGACGCCGAGCGGATGCGTATCGACAGCTCGGGCCGCTTAGGTCTGGGGACTAGTAGCCCTGGTTCTGTTTTAGAAGTAAAAGATAATAGTCAAGGTCCAAATACATGGACAAGTCTTTCGGATTGCGTTACTGATGCCTCATTCCGCTTCAAAGGTAGCAACCATGTTAATGGTTACGGTGCATATATGGGGTATGCAAACACAACGAATGACGCATTTGGTATCCAGTCTGCTAATGCCGCTGGCGCCTATGCTTTTCCGATTCTGTTAAATCCCTTTGGAGGCAACGTAGGGATTGGCACTACTGCGCCCGGTGAGCTATTAACGGTTAATGGTGTTAATCAAAGCTTACTGGTTCGCACTTCCGATCTGAATGGCTCAGCAAGAATTAAGTTTAATGCTGATGATGGCAACTACGCCGGAATTGGCCTGGAAAGCTCTGCACTTGTTATGCGGTGCAGCAATAGCTCTACGCCCACCGAACGCGCCCGCATCGACAGCTCCGGCAGGCTCTTAGTTGGTACGTCTAGTGCCCGTCCGATTGAACCTTATGGTCTTGGGACTGATGGTCAAGATGCAAACACATACGAAAGCGTAGCTGATACAAGCCCTGGTCCTGGTATTGCCCTAGGTTCAAATTCATCAACCACGGGTCGTTTCGGTCCATATCTTTATCTTTTTAGAAGCAGAGGCAGTTCTGTTAATTCCAACACCATTGTTTCCAGTGGCGATAATCTTGGCACTATTTCGTTTGCAGGTGCAGATGGCACCGATGTAAGAACACGTGGCGCCGCTATCTATTGCGAAGTAGACGGCACCCCTGGCTCTAACGACATGCCAGGCCGCCTAGTGTTCTCCACTACTGCGGATGGTGCGTCAAGTCCGACGGAGCGGGTGAGGATTACAGACAGCGGTGAAACTTTTACTTTTGCTGCGACCAATGGATGGAACTTTAGAACTGGAAGCTCTGCTAATACTTCAAACACTATCTTGCAAGGTGCTTATGGCGCAACAAGCACTCTGAGCGGCACAACCTCAATCTTTATTTACTCCAATGGAGACATCAAAAATACAAACAACTCCTACGGCGGTATCTCCGACATCAAGCTAAAAGAAAACATTGTCGATGCTAACTCTCAGTGGGACGACATCAAAGATCTTCGCGTTCGTAACTACAACTTCATTGAAGGGCAAACACACACTCAAATTG